CAAATACTTTTTTTATAAACTAAGCAAGAAGAAAGATCCAATTGAATACTTGCTTGCTAACTTTATAAGAAGTGATGATTTTTACATAGGTGATATCCGGGAAGACAAAGCTGATGCAGCTTACCTCGAATATAAAAAGAGGAAAGAGTCATTAGGTTATGTTTTTAAGAATGATCTAAGTAAGATGAAAGAGGACTTCAATGATAATATTGTCGTACCTCAAAATGAACACCCTTATCTATTAAGGTTATACATGCGTGGAGATATTTGCATTGAAACGTTGACTTTAATTAATAAATGTGTTAAAATGTTCGAATATTGGGATAAGGAATTACATGATGATATTATGTGGCCTGATATCAAATTGAAGGCTATAAAATTTGATCCTTTTCTCAATGTTGACATAAATAAGTATAGGGAGATAATTCTCTCTACTTTTAATAAAACGTAATACTACGCATACATCGCAATACAGGAGGAATATATGGTAGATTCATTTGGCGCACTCAAGCGCAATAAGGCAGATAGCTTTGACAAGTTAACTGCATCTCTTAATAAACTAAACCAAAAATCATCAGGACCAGGACCAGACGATAGATTCTGGAAGCCAGAAGTAGATAAGGCTGGTAACGGTTACGCTGTGATTAGGTTTTTGCCTGAAACTGAAGGAGAAGATGTCCCATTCGTAAGAATCTGGGATCATGGTTTCCAAGGTCCAGGAGGTTGGTATATTGAAAACTCTTTGACTACACTTGGTCAAAAAGATCCAGTATCTGAATATAACTCAATGTTATGGAACTCAGGTATTGAGTCTAACAAAGATAAAGCTAGAAAGCAAAAGCGTAGACTTTCTTTCATCAGCAATATCTATGTTGTTAAAGATCCATCTAACCCAGAAAACGAAGGAAAAGTATTCCTTTACAAGTATGGTAAGAAAATCTTTGACAAGTTGAACGAGGCTATGAATCCTCAGTTCGAAGATGAGACACCTGTAAACCCATTTGATCTTTGGGAAGGTGCTGACTTCAAATTGAAGATTAGAAATGTTGAAGGCTACAGAAACTATGATAAGTCTGAGCTAGATGCATCAGCTCCTTTGTTTGACGAAGACGAAGAGTTAGAAGCAGTATGGAAATCTCAACACTCATTAGTTGAGTTTACTAATCCAACTAACTTTAAAACTTATGAAGAGCTACAAACCAAGTTAAACAGAGTACTTGGTCTAGATGGTCAGCAAGCATCTTCTACAGCAGAAGATAGCTTCCAATCAGAACCACCAGCAGAAATCCCTGAAGCAGCACCAGCAGTTCAACCAGAACTAGCTGCAGCCTCAGATGATGAGTCGCTGGATTTCTTTAAGAAGTTAGCCGAAGATTAATTCGGATTGAATACAAACCCTCGACCGGCGTTAGGTGATCTATCTCCGGTTGAGACGTTTGTTACACTTGTTGATGTTTGATTTTGAATGTTAGTTGCTGTTGATGCACTAACTGTTGTTGTATCTCCGCTGCCACCTGCAGCATCTGTTTGTTCTTCACCTAGGTCTAAAGTATCATCTGCTAAGTCTTGACCTACAGTAATTGATTCGTCTGCTTCAAATGCAGCACCGATGTTACTCATATCAACACCGCCACCAGTATCTTCAATTCCTTCTAACGTGGCACCAACTAATCCCATTATCTTAGATTGAGCAGTTTCACCAAACATTTGACCGACCGGAATTGCTTTACCATCTTCAGTATATAAATCATAATTACCGTTTTCATCTTTGCTGTCTGGATCAACTAAGAATGTTCCACCACCTACATCATCTGGCATAGTAAGTGAAACCAGGTTTAGCTTTTCACCATCTTCTTTTAATGCAGCTGGAGTTTCTACTGACTCGACTTTGATCTTAGATACCATATCAGATCGAGCCTTTTCTTGTTCTTTTCTATACTTTGCTTTATCTTCTTTTAATGATTCAGCTGTTGTCTTATTGATCTCACCTGAATCTAATTTAGCTTGAATCATAGCATCGACTTGTTCATCGTCAGCAGTAAAGTCAATCTTATCTTTATGATCTTTTGATTCATCCATTTCTAAGTAATCAGCTTTCATAGCTCTTACTTCATCACCCTTACCAAAGAATCCAGCTACAAATGCAACTGCCTCAATGATACCGTTCCATACTCCAATAAACATATTGAAGAATCCCATAATCAACATTCCAACAAACTCTACTATAGGAGAGAGTGCTTCGAATATAGGTCTTAAAATAGTATCAAAAATAAACATCATGATACTACCAACTATTTC